GCAACTAACTCCTCAAATCTATTTTCTGCCATTTTTATTTAAATTTAATTTAACTTACGCAAATATACAAAAAGTTTTTGAATATTCCAATTATTTAACTTTTGTTCTTACCAAATCACTATCATCTTCCGATAATCTTATATGGTCAGACTTAATACTTCCTTGGAACTCTAGCTCTATAAGTTTTCTTTTATGCTCTGCATCAGCAAAAGCTTCTTTCATTTGAAACTCTTGTTGCATTTTTTGCATTTCAGCCTGAAGCTCTAACTGTTTCATTTGCATATCTGACTGTGCTTTTGCTTGTATAGAAGCTTGTTGTTGTTGAGCATTAGCCTGAGCATTAGCTTGTGCCATTTCTCTTTGCTCTTTAGCATATTTCTTTCTTCTTAATATTAAAAGTTGATTTGCTAATTTTACATTAGGTATTGTTCTAATCATAATAGCATCTTCTAATCTTAACTGTTGTTGTTGTAAAGATATTTGTATATTTTGTTCTAATATAGCTTTTTCTTCATCATCTGGCAATGGTTCTATCATAATACCAAAATCTGCTAAAGTAACATCTTTAGTCACCTCAATAGCTTTCATGTTGTACTCTCCTATAGCTTGAACATAACCTCTGTAAGGGCCAGTATAATTTACTAAATCTTGTACTCTTAAAGCAATACTTTTACACATGTTTTGTGTAATATTTAAATAAGCTTCGTTAAGCCATCTTGTAGCATTATTAGAAGCAAGTAAAGCCATTTTTTGAACACCAACTAAAGATTCTTTGTCTGGTTGTTCAGCTGCTCTTATTTCATTTATACCAGTTACATCTCTTATCATTTGTAAGTTATATTGGTATATAGCAATTAATTCTTGTAAGGCCCCACCAATACCTCCACCAAGTTCTTGTATAGGAGTTGCGTTTCCAGGAGTACCATCGTCTTGTTGTAATCTATAATATAGATTACCTGTTTGTTGATATATATCCTGTACCTCTAAAGGTGTAAATGTACCACCATCTCCCTTACCTACATTTTCTATAGCACCCAGTTCTATAGCAGAACCTTTTGGTTTTACTTTAGAAATAAGATGCTGCATTTTTAAATGTGCAAGTTGTATTTGGTCTGCAAAAGGAATCATTCTTTCTACCATTCCTTTGTTATTCATATTTATAATATTTGGAGCATAAACACAATAAGGCATCAAAGCTTTTTCTAAATGGCTTTTTGGTCTTACTATATTGTCCGCTACCCCATAATCAAATAAAAAATCTGTACCTACTATATATTTTCCTTTGTATATCATTTCAACAGAAGAGTTTATTTGTTCTCTTTTGTATCTAGGACTTTTAGGTGGTTTATAATTTGAAGGCTTTTTATTTACAGAATAACCTCCAAATTTATTTTGTTTTTTCTCGTATTTTGTAATATCTGTACATTTAAACACACCATCTAAAACTGGTATTTTATATGTATCATACTCTGTAGTTTCAAAACCATTATAATTAACTGTTGTTGTAGATATAGTTTTTGGATTACCATACTTACCTAAAACTGACTCTGCTATTTCCATATACTCATTTTCATCAAACTGCTCGCCAGCCATTCTTTTTAAATCATGAATAGTTAAATAAATTACTTCTCCAGCATATTCCATATTTTTAAAATCAGGTCTAGAAGAATGAGATGACACAAAATTTGCAGGGTCAACATAACGAACTGTTATTTTACCATTTTCTATTCCAGTTTTACAAACACCTATATTTAAAACAGTTAAGTCTCTTATAATTCTTTTCTTTATTTCTTCCCAATCATTTAAATACATAGTAAGCTCTACACCTTCTTCCATAGCTATTTCTGTAGCCTGCTTGTAGTTTAACTGCATGTATAAATCTAACTCTTCTGAAGTCTCTGGTAATTCTTCAAAACCTTCATTAAAAGGAAGCCCACTTAAACCAGACATTTCGTCCATAAAATCTTTTAGCTCCATTTTTGTAACCATTTCCCATTTATCTTCGTTTCTTTTATCTACAGAAAAAGGGTCAATGGCAGTGCATTTAATTTTATATTCTTGATTTATAAGTCCACCTGTAATTACATCTACAAATTTAGGAACAATAGGAACAACTTCCCAGTTTAAATTTAAATAAGAACTATCTCCATTTGCACCAACTAATTCTTTATATTGGTCTATAGACTGCATACCTTCAGCATACTCTCTATATCTTCTATACCTTTGGTTTCTTGTTGACATTAAATTTACGCCAGAACCTTCATCTTCCCATTCTCTGTAAATTTGTTTAAAGTATTGAAGCCCATATTCTTTTGTTAACTTCTCTTCTCGGGAAGCAAATGGACTGGGAAATCCATAAAGATTTTTTCTTTTCATTTTATTTTATTAATTTAGACATTACTCCATTATTGCTATATCTTCTCACAAAAGATTGTGTTTGTTTTATTTCTACTTTTGGTTTTATTTTTTTTTGAGATGCTAACAAAGCTATACCTGAAGCCATAGTAGCATCAAATTTAGTTCTATTATTAATATCAAACTCTAACCAATCTTTTAATAAATTTATAAAAAACACTCTTCCTATCTCACCTTCTTCTTCGTTAATACCTACATAATCATATATGTATGCTTGTATAGAGTCTACAATAGCATTTGCAACTGCTGAACCTGTAGCTGGTATACCAACTTCTTTTTGTTTCATACTAAATTTTGTATGTGTAGATTCAGGTCTTGCCATTAAATATTTTTCGTATCCTCTTCTTTTAAAATACTGTATTAATCCTATTTTATTGTTTTCTACTAATATAGGACAACCATAAAAAATACATTGTTTTAACATATCTTCAAAAAACATTTCTGCTTTTGGTGGCCTATGTATATATTCTGACACAAACATATTTGAATTGTTTTGGTCATGAACATCTAATTTTCTAAACACATAAGAAGCAGCGTCTGAACGCCTACCGTCTGTAGTGACATCATGGTCAAAAGGGTCACATCCTGCTACTATTTGTAATTCATTGCCAGGATGAACGCCACTTCTTTTTATTTCTTTTGCATTCATATCTTCTGAATCTGGAAGCCAAACTATTTTCCACTTACCTTTTCTGTCTGGTATCCATATAACTTCACTGTCTTTTTCTGCATTTTTCCAAATAAAATTACCCTTTACAATTATATTTTTACCCATTCCTTCTATGTAATCTATTTGTTGATATATTCTTTCTGAATCAAA